ATGGCACAATCCCAGAAGGCTACGCTGTTAACCACTTCTTGACCGATACAAACGCATGGTTTATTTTGACCGACGTTCCAAACGGCCTGAAAATGTTTGAGCGTACACCACTCCAGAATTCTATGGATGGTGACTTCGATACTGGTAACGTTCGTTACAAGTCTCGTGAGCGTTACAGCTTCGGTTGGTCCGATCCCCTCGGAGCATGGGGCTCAAGCGGTTCATTCTAATCTGAATGTACCCAATAAAAAACCCAGCTCACAAGGCTGGGTTTTTTTCATTGTAATGAAGCTTCCTGTGACAATTCGAGCACAACACGATACACTTTTTAACTTCTTTGTACGCTTTAGTAAACATCTTGGAACTAACTAGAGCGCTAACTTCATATTCTTTTTCGCTTGGGTCTATATGGTGAAAATCCATACAGGCTATGTGGTTCTCCTTACACCGTGCGCAATGCAGACTCCCCTTGAATAGGTCCCACTTCTCCTTACCCCGCTTGGAATACTTAGTAGTAGCCTCTATTATCTTTTCTTTATTCTTCTCATAGTGCTTGCGGCTCTGCAGCTTATGGTACGTCTTTTTAACTTCTGGGTCTTTATAGGGCATTTTTGTCGTCTAGGGAGTATGTTTTAATCGGCTCGTGGCTATTTACATCTACATTACACGCCCATTTAACTGCTTCTTCTGCCGGTAACCCCATACGCATGCACACTTCGGCGGCCATAGCCCCGCTACCGATAGCCATAAAAGTCCTAACCCTTTCCCATTCAAGGTCATCCCCGCATGAGAAAAGGCCTTCTTTAGTCATTTTTAAAAAAGAGCTGTCAGATTTTAGCTTCGGCTTCGTTTTGTTTTTCTTATTTAGGTAGTCCAGCACTTTTTCAGCATCGCAGTAATTACCCGCAACCCCCAGCCAGCCACCGTCTATAGCAAATATCTTGTCTTCAAAATATTTAATACCAGCATCGCTATCTGTAAACTGGCTATCCGCAACCAGTATTTTATTATTCCAGTCACCCACAATAGTAGTCATTTTGTCGCCAATAAGTAGAGACCTACGTTAGAAAAAGCATATCCGCTATATACCACCGCCATAGCCAAGTTACCTTTTACGCCCTGTTCATAGGCGATGTATCCGTATATTAGCCCAGTCACTATGATAAGCCAGGAGCTCATTGGGTTCCTTTCGTTTTTTGAAGTATACCGATTTTACTAAAATAATTGCACAAATCGTAAAATAGTGTAGAATTACAACAACTGGGTAATACTTATACCGGACTGTCCCAGCAGACGATGCAACGATTGGTATGAGTGAACTTTTGCATAGGAAATATATTATGTCACGCGCAACTTTTGAAGGTCCAATTTTATCTGGCGACAACCGTTTTGGCCCACTACGTAACGTAGGTTTGGCTCGTTTATCACAAAATGCTGTTGTTGACTACTCTGTAACTACCGGTAATGGTACTTCTTTCTACCCTGGTGCAGCGCAGCAATTTATTAATGGTAATCAGCTATCTTCTGATGCTAACGTAAATGCTACTGTTTACACACCCTCATCTTCTGTTTACCCATCAGTAGTCGCTACTATACCTGCCGACTCTGGTACAAATATCTATCGTGGCGCTGTAGTATATCTTCCAGCTGGCTCGCAGATTGAATCAATCGTGGTTGATTATTTGACAGCTATTACTGTTGGTAACGCCAGCTTGAGCGCAGTTAACGTTTACGTTTCAAATGGCTATACAGCAGCTGCAGGAACACCTGCTTACGCTACTATTGCTTTGGGTACAACTACTGTTGGTACTGTAGGTCGCCAAACAACTACTTATTCTGCAACTAACTTGCTCAATATGGCTGCTACATCTACTGATATTTTGCAAGGCCAACAGCCTGCAGCTTTATCACAAGTTGTATTTACCTTGTCTATCGTTGGTGTTACTCTAACTACTTTGTCTGCTGGTAAATTTAACTTTGACATTAACTATGTACAAGCTGATGGCACATTAGGTACTAAGACTGTATATCCATTTGGCAATGCTGACTAATTAATCCCGGGGGGTTTCGGCCCCCTTTTTAAAATTTAGGAGATTAGTTATGACAATGCAATATGACGTAAAAGCCTCGCACCTTAGTGGTACAGGCCTTATGGTTTCGGGGCGTGTTCGTCTTAAAAACCTTATCTATCTAGGAACAGGCACGGCTGGTAGTATTGACCTTTTTGATACAACAACAGCTCCTGTAACTACAGGTACGTACGCTCGTTCTGGATACACAGTAACAGTTACACAAACAGCCCACGGTTTAGTATCAGGCCAAAATATCGGTATTACTTTTTCTGCGGCTACTGGAGTTTCTGCTACTGCTGGTAATTATGTAGTTACCGTTTTAACTTCAAGCACTTTTACCATTACAGATATTAATACTGGTACTATTGCCGGCGGTACAGCTTGTATATACTCAACTGGTAAATGGATGGGTGGATACAACACAACTACTGGTGTGCAGCCGTTTCAAGTTATTGTTCCTGGGGAAGGTATTTTAGCCCAGAATGGTATTTACGCTGTTGTTACCAACATAGTGTTTCAAACAGTTACATATGGCTAAGAAAACCCCATCTCTCGCAGTTGGGCGTGGTGAGAAACTTCCAGTCTCGAAAGGGGCTGGTCTCACTGCTAAAGGCCGTGCTGTTTATAATAAAGCAACAGGCAGTAATTTAAAGGCGCCACAGCCTGAAGGTGGGGCTAGGAAGAAGTCATTCTGCGCGCGTATGTCTGGTATGCCCGGACCAATGAAAGACGAAAAAGGCCGCCCTACTCGTAAGGCAGCTAGTTTAAAACGCTGGGCTTGTAAATGAACTCAATGGACCCAATTACAACAGCTAGAGAACTTGCTACTCACGCCAATGACATTCAGCACTTACAGGGCGATATGGATAAAATGGTCGATGAGATGAAGCAAATCAAAGAAGCCATTCAGGCTATCCAGAAGACGCTTGCAGAAGCGCATGGTGGTTGGAGGTTGCTCCTTGGTGTAGGAGGCGCTGCAGCTTTAATTGGCGCTATTATGGCAAACTTGTTTCAAGGATTTTGGAGTAAATAATGGCTAAAAATGGATATGACCAAACCTACGAAGATGACCGTAGAGAGAATAAAGAAACGGCGGATTTACTCCCCCGTGCTGGCCGCGCTATAGCAAAGCTAGCAAAAGCTAAAGCACCAGAAGGATCTACACCTACACCAGAGAGCCCAGCTCCTGGTATGAAAAAAGGCGGAAAAGTTATGGAAAAAGAACCTAAGTCAGAAGAGCGCATGGAAGAGTCGAAAGACAAAAAGCAGGACGTCGCCATGATTAAGAAAGCGTTTAAAGAGCACGATGCTCAAGAACATAAAGGCGGTAAGGGAACTAAAATCTCCCTTAAAGCTGGCGGTAAAGTAAGAGGTTGTGGTATCGCTCAACGTGGTTTAACTAAAGGAAAAGTATTATGAAAGAGACAATGGGACCAAAAACTATGGCTAAAGATGTGGAGAAGTTTCCTCAGTTTGAAAGCCACGATGCTGCTACAACTAAACACGGCGCAGGGCATTTGCCACACCACAAGTTCTTCCAAGAGCACAAAGCTGGCCATGACGTTCATACTGAAGCTGTTCAGAAGTTCTGTGGCGGCGGTATGGGCAAGAAAAGCAAGTAATGAGAGCGTCTCGCGGTATGGGTGATATAAACCCTGCTAAAGAACCAAAGGCCAAGAAGTCTGCAGTCCTGATGAAGGAAGGCGGAAAAACAAATTGGATCGCGGGAGCTATCAAGAAACCCGGCGCTTTACATAAAGCTTTGGGTGTACCAGAAGGTGAAAAGATTCCGTCTAGCAAACTGGCTGCAGCTGCAAAGAAACCCGGCAAGATGGGTAAGCGGGCTGTCTTGGCGAAAACCTTAAAAGGGTTTAAAAAATAATGTCTACAGCCCTGACAACAGGAACAACACTATTTAACTTAGACTTAAATGATCTCGTAGAAGAGGCGTTTGAGCGTTGTGGCAGTGAGCTACGTACTGGATACGACTTCCGTACTGCTCGCCGTTCTTTAAACTTATTGACTGTTGAGTGGGCTAACCGCGGCATTAACATGTGGACTATTGAGCAGGGAACAATTAACCTGAACCAAGGCCAGAATACATACGCATTGCCAACTGACACCATTGACTTACTAGAGCACCAGATTCGCACACAAGCTAACAGTGCGGCAAACCAAACGGATATAACCATATCTAGAATTAGCGTATCTACATACGCCACTATCCCAAACAAACTAGCGCAAGGGCGGCCGATTCAAGTTTGGATTCAACGCATGTCTGGCCAGTCTAACGACTCCGCATACCAGCTTGCTGGGGCTATTTCTTCTACTGATACAACGCTTACTTTAACAAGCACAACTAATCTGGCAGCAGCCGGTTTTATTCAAATTAACAATGAGATCATCGCCTACGGCTATGTATCTGGAAACACACTGGGTTTTTGTGCTCGTGGTCAAGCGAATACAACTGCCGTACCCCACCTTTTAGGCGCTAGCGTAAATGTTCAGAACCTACCCGCAGTTACAGTCTGGCCTACACCAGACGGTTCACAACCATACCAATTCGTGTACTGGCGTTTACGTCGTATTCAAGATGCCGGCAATGGTGTAAATATTCAAGACATTCCGTTCCGGTTTGTTAACTGCCTAGTGGCTGGATTAGCCTACTATTTATCTATCAAGCTTCCTGGTGTTGACCCTCAACGGGTCGTCGGGTTAAAAGCTGATTACGAACAGCAATTTCAACTTGCCTCCGAGGAAGATAGAGAAAAAGCACCTATTCGGTTTGTTCCTCGCAGGATGTTTATTGGGGGTTACTAATGCCTAATAAGTTTGCTTCCGGTAAGTTCGCAATTGCAGAGTGTGATCGGTGCGCATTTAGATATAAGTTGGTGGAGCTTCGTACTGAGATTATTAAGACAAAACCCTACCAGCTAAAAGTATGTAATACCTGTTGGGACCCAGATCAACCTCAGTTACAATTAGGAATGTATCCTATCAATGACCCTCAAGCAGTGCGGGAACCAAGACGGGATTTGAGTTATGTTCAATCAGGCTTGACGGCGTATGGTTATCAAGCTGGCGGCAGTCGAGATACACAGTGGGGTTGGGCTCCTGTAGGCCAGGGGTATGACTACAATGAAACACCGAATTATTTGGTTGGGCAAGGGCAAGTAGGAACAGTAACAATTAACTAGGAGTAGGATATGGGATATAAAAGTGCAGCCGATGGCGTAACAAGTAAAGGTAAAACTAAGGGTAAAAACCTTGGGGATTCCGGTTCAGATGTTGGCATCGAAATGGGTAAAAAAGTTGGTAAAGGCACTGCTGGCGGTAAAACCGATGCAGACATGCTATCAA